ATTAGAACTTAAATTTACAGTTAAAAAGTTAATACCATCTTCCATTTCAAATAATTCATTTTCAACTTCTTGGTATTGTTCTTCACTTATTATAGGTAAATTAGCTTGTATAGTATATACAGTTGGCCCTAATCTATGAGTTCTAGCATAACCACCAGTTGTTACTGATCTACCAGATTTAGTACTTCTATTAAATGATATGTCATTAGCATATTTAAATATTGAACTATCAGCCATTATCTATTCCTTCCTCTAACACCTCTAGTGTTTGATTGGTATGTTCTGTTAGCACCACCAACTTGCGCTGATGATTGTGCAATTACAGCTTGGATCTGTTCAATTGATCTTTGATCCACATTACCACTTATATTAATATTAGTTATATTCGAACTATTACCTTTAGCAACGTCATTAAAGTTCTTTCTAGGTACAACCAGTTCTCCTGGTGTTAACATAGTAGGAACTCTATCAGTGTAAGGCGCTCCACCTGGTACAATACCACCTTCGGCCATACCAAATGCTCTTGAGAATGATGCTCCAGGGCCACCGCCACCGCCACCACCCATTGCGGTAATTGCGGCTTGAATTGCTAATTGTTTAGTTTTTTCTTTAGTTACTTCTTTTTCAATACTAACTCTGTTACCTAATAAAGCCTGGAATATTTGTTCTACTCCATACTCAATACTTTTCTGTAACATTGTTTCAGCAATAGTTTGTAATACATTTTTAAAACTATTTTTAGTAATTTCTAATAAAGAATTACCTTCTCTTAAACCATTAACCCAAGTTGTAGAAATTGAATCAGCTATACCTTTAGCATCAATACCTACATTTGATAATTGTTCTCTATATAGTTTAATATTTTCTAAAGCTTTTCTTTCAGCTTCTCCTCTTGCTTTTGCATTATCAACTATATTTATTCTATTTTCTCTCCAAGATTTAGCTTGAAGATCAGCCATTCTTTTTAAATATGCTTCTTGCTTTTCATTTTCAGCATTACGCATATCACCTCTTGTATTAGGTGTTTTTAAGTTTTTAAATTTAGTTGCTCTTGCACTAGGATCTTTAAGTTGACCAGCAAATGCTGCTTTTTGTTCTTTAGATAAATTTCTATATGATGCAGCAACACCATTAACAGCTTTTTCTAAATCTTTTATTTTTTCTAAATTTTCATCACTACCAAAACCAATAGCTTGAGTAAACTTTCTAATATTTAATGCAGCTTTATCAATTATGCCATTAAACTTATCAGATATATATGATCCTATAGATCTAATCTCATCTCCAAATGCTATCCATGCTATTGTAGCACCTTGAATAGCTGTTACTAATATACCTATTGGATTTGCTCTCATAGCAATATTTAAAGCAGCAAATGATACTGATGCAGCTTTAATACCTTTAGCCATTAATAATAATTGAGAAGTAAGATTACCAACAAAACCTATTATTTTTAAAGATATAAATATTTTAACAACCTTTATAAGTTCATCAAAATTAACAACTATAAATTTAATAAATTCACCTAATTTTCTAAAACCTGTAGCTAATCCTTCACCAACTCTTTTAGCTAATATTTTTAATTGTTCATCATTTTCTTTAAAGTTACCAACTAATTCTTTTAATTGTCTTGTAACACCATCAAATAATGGTTTAGCAGCAGCTTGTCTAAATCTGAAATAAGCATCTTGTACAAATGATACCTGTGCTTCTAGTGTTTGTTCAAAGTCACCTGTTGCTTTAGAAAATTGACCACCATTAGCAAATACTTCAAAGAATCTTTTTCTAGTTTCTTCAATTGATACTTTAGCACCAGCTTCAAAACCTAACATGGCTCTAACACCACGTTCTCTAAATACATCAGCAGAAGCAATACCACCAGCAAATGATCTTTGTATTTGTTCAGCAGTTTGTCTAAAATCAAGACCTGTAGCTGCAGCAACGTTACCTGTTATTTCTAATATCTTAGATAACTCATTAGCATCTTTAGATATAACTGCTAAGTTTCCAGAACCTGCAGCAATAGCTTCAAGTGAGAAAGGAACTTTAGAAGCAAATTTATTCATTACTTCAAATGCCCTTCCACCTTCTTCTACTGAATTAAATAACAATTTAAATCTTACTTGTAATGATTCAGTTAATTTACCAGCATCAAATGTATCTTTAACAAATTTACCAATACCAACTGTTACAGCTGCTAATCCAACACCAACACCTACTTTAAGAGTAGTACCTAATGCGGCAAATGTTGCTCTAGATCTAGCAGCAGCTACTTCTAGGTTTTTCATTCTAGTTGCAGCAACTGTAGCTTCTTTACCTAATTTGTTTACGCCTCTGTTTAATGAATCTACTTGTTTAGACCCTTTAACATTAGCGAATATATCTAGCTTTACAGCCATAGTTTTATTTCCTTAAATTAATAACAATCTATGTGTTAATTATTTTCGGTTAATCTTTTACTACCTCTACAACTACATCATCAAAGTATTTATAAAATGCACTTTCTATAAACTTTGTAGGCGCTTGTTGTGAGTGTCCGTTATTTAAAAATTCTATATATTCAACACCATTAGTAACCACTATCTTTGTAGGTTTATCTTTAGGTTGTAATATTTGTACAGATGTAGGTGTCTTTTTAGCATCAATAAATTGTTCAGTATATCCAATATACCAACTATTTCTTGCTATACCTGTATCAACAGGAGTCATCAGTTTAACATCTGATAGAGCACTTAATGCTCTCTTTCTTAATTCTGTTTCAATAGCTTTATCTATATCGCTATTAATTTTATTGATACTACTAGTAATACCAATTACTCTAATACCCATAGTATCTCCTTTATGTTTTTAAGTATCTAAGGGATACTAATAATTAGTACCCCATTAGAAACATTATATATTAATTAAGGTCTATCTTCTTTTTAGATTTAGACATACCTTGTAATTCTGATAAAAAGTTCTTCGCTTTATTTACTTTATGTTCATTAGTTTTATGTACCATTTTTAATGAAGGAAAGTATTCAGTAAAGTCAACTTTTTTAGATCCTTGATAAGTAGTTTGAAGTAATAAAGCAGTTCTATGATCTTCTTGCCATCCACTAGGCCTTTTATTAAAGTATTCAACCCAACCCATGTATTCTTTTGAACTCATATTATATAGTTCATCCATAGTTATTTTTAGATTAAATGCCATATCATATTCCGCTAACTCTACTTCCCCAATCTATTACCCTTATCATCACCAGCACCTAAACCATTAAATTCTAATATTTCATTAGATAGTTTAGTTAGTGGTTCAATTGGAAACTTTTCAAAATCTTCATCAGCCATATCTTCAGCACCAATTACAGTTGCTTTAAATATAACAGCTAATGTTTTAACAGCATCCATAGTAGCATCAGTATTTTTATCTAAAGCTTCTTGTAGATCTTTAACACCTTTAACTGTTAATTGTTTAATTTCCAAATCTTGATCCATAAATTTTACTGTTTTTTTAATATCAACAATTTTAATATGTTTCATTATTTTTTATCCTTTGTATTATTATATAAGTGTTTATTATTATTTTCAAAATCTTCCATAATCTTTCTAATTTTATGTAAGACATCTAAAGTTTCAAATACTTCTACTTTATCATCAACATCTTTTAATCTGTCATATGTTTTTCTAATTGAGTTATCAATTGCTTTTTTAATATGTAGAGATGTAATTCTAAGTACATAATATTTATTAAACTTCTTTAATAATTTATCCATTTTATCATCCTATTTTATTATTCTATTATAGGGGTGCTTTTACACACCCCCATAAAGAATTTTATTATGCGTCAGCAAAAGGCCCAACGTAGTCAGTTGAAGTAGATAACGTCAAAGTTGCCTGGTTTGAATCAGTCAAGTTTGGAGATACTTCAAAAGAAGCTATTTGTCCTTTTACGTAAAACGCTGCATTATCGCCAGTAGCTGCATTTTTAACATCTAACTGAAATACATAAGTGTTACCATCTTGAACTAATGCTTGTAGAGCATTGTGAGTACCTGGAACATAGTTCAAAGTAAATTCAAGAGTAGGAGCATCAGCTTGTCCTTGAATTTGAGAACTTACTGATTGACCGTACTGAGGTACATTTACGATATTTGCTGGTTTACCGAAAGAAGGGAATTCTCTAATTCCAGCAACTTCAGTAGCACCATCAAAATCACCTGTAGTAGCAGTGATGAACGTTTGGTGTTCAGCATCTGAAGTAGGTAATGTATATGTACTATCAGCTTTGTATTTTAGTGTAGTAAAAATACCAGCACCGATATTTGATATAAGAGCCATTGTGTTTATTTCCTTTTATATTGTTTGGTTAAATTGATCTGAAATTGACCGTATAGTCAACTGAATATAATCCAGAATTCTTAGGGTCAACTCCAACATTAGTTATAAAGCTATTAGTAGTTTGCAAATAGCCAGAGATACTATTTCTATCGAGTAATGTTTTTAGCATATCAGCAATTTCATAAGCACGTTTCATACCTTGTCCACTAGGAACAAAAATGTTACATACTATTTGACCATTGGCTGATAATTCACTAAAAGCTAACTCAGAAGAAAATGGTAATACGTTAACACGTACCCATTCATCACCATCAATTTGACCTTGATAGTTAGCAGGGTATGCTTTAACATTATTACTTGTCCAGCTTGAACTAGCAAAGAGTCCTTCAACAGCTGTTAATAATTCACTTATTGTAGCCATTATATTTCTCTTCCTATAGTTAAGTTTATTACATAACCATCATCTTCCATTTTATTAATATTCCATGTTTTACTTCTTAGTACAACGGTATCATAACCGTCTAGTATTTCAGAATCAACATCAGAACTTTTAATCATAATGTCAGCATTTATTCTAGGCTTATCATCATTAGTTTTGTAACTTTTAGTTACAACACCTTTAATAGTAAGACTGGCATCTGTAGTAGATGTCATAGATTGATTTGCAAAATCATATTCACTAACAGTTGTGTTAGTAAATGTTATAGACTCAGCAAGGTCACCTATAAGATTAAATGCATTGGTTACATTGTTAGTTATAAGGGTCTTAAAACTCATTATTAAGCACCTCCACTAACAAAAACTCCTCGATCACCAATTGATCCACTACCTAAATATTTGTTTACAGTTTTATAAACAGAAGTTGGAAGAGTTTTAAAATCTTCTTCACCACTGTTTGTATCAAATATCAATCTAATTCCACCAACAGTTAAATCTTTAACTTTGTTAGAACCATTTGCATTTGATTCAATTGTAGACATATTTTGTAGTAGATAAAAAGCTAATTCGAAAGTAGCTGTTTTTATATCTTCGGGTATAGTTCCTTCAGATGTAGTAGTTCTATCATCTTCAAGTTCTACATAATCACCAAATTTAGAATCGTAATATTCAATATCACGGGGCCAACTTAGTGGATATGTAGTAGTTGGAGTGGCAGTACCACCCCAAACTAAATTATCTAATATACCCGTGGCTGTTACTAAAGCTTGTTCAACTTTATCACAGTCACCGTCAATCCAAAGATCTGAATTCAATCTCGTTTCGAAATATTCATCAGCTTCAGAAACAGTAACAAATGAATTGTATCCTTTTTGTAAAGCCATTTGTGTTTCTCCGTCTAATAGTGTTTATAATTAACCGTGGAATATAGGGAATAAACCAATTTGGTTAACGTTAGTAGCGTGAACAGTCCAGTTAGCACCATCAGCTAAGTCAGCATTTGCAGGGTATGCAGTTGCAGAACCAGCCCATGAGAAACCTTTAGGATGCATGATGTTACCCCATCTTGATAAGATAGTAACAGCACCACCACCGTTTCCAGCTAATTCATTTCTTTCGATCGCAGTTGGGTTAACTTGAGCGATTTCAGAGTAATGGAATGCAGCAGGTTTAGCTAAGTAAGAAACTTTTAAACCAGTTGGCATGTTAGCTGTTAGGATTTGGTTGTTAACGATAAGTCTGATTTTACCACCCATGATAGTATTGAAGTTGAAGTTACCATCAACAACTGGAGCAACGTCAAGAACGTTTTGTTTTCTCATAGTGTTGTAAGTAGCAGTATCAATTACTAAGTAGTAGAAAGGCTCTTCGAATTCACCTTTAACAGCAGTCATAGCGTCAAATAAAGTATCGAAGAAAGCAGATCTTTTGTTAGCGTTAGTCTCTAAAGAGAAAAGTGGGTTAGCTTCAGATGAAGCGTTTGAACCAGTGTAGAAACCAAAAGAGTTAACAACACCTTCTGAATCAGAAGCACCAACAGTAGTAGCACCCCAGATTTTGTCAGAAACACCATTTAAGATAGATCTTAATTGTAGATCTTCTCTTCTTGCTCTAACTGAAGCAAATTGACTACCTAAGTAAGATAGACCATCAACTTTAGAAATAAGTTTTTGGATAGACATTTCTTGAGCAGCAACGTGATCAATGTTTTTAACGTAAACAGCAGATTTGTTAGCAACATCCATAAGGTTGATGTTAGTATCA